TGATCCCCAGAAACCACCAGTATCACCTCCAGCCAGTTGCCGCTGCATACCGAAGGTATTACCCAATCCTATAGGCTGGTTCGCATTCAAAGCGAATGGGCCTGTATCTATAGAAGGCGGGGCCACTTCTATATTAGATAACCCTCCCCAAAAGTTTTGCTTATCATCATCCAAAAAACGGGTGTATCCACCCCCTAATGTATTTGTTTCAGACATTGTAATCTCCTAATAGATTTAGACTCTCCAGGCCTGCTAGGAGGCTCTGTGAGAGGTGTTGAGGTAATAGTAATACGTTCATAGGGGGTTGTCCATCATGCGTATAGATCAGGTGTTACAGCTTGTTCTATCTTGTACGAGTATTCGTGATCTATGAAGTTCAATTCGTACTTCCCAAAAGTATTGAGATCTAGATAGGCATCAGCAAACATGGGGGAGATCTCTGATCTAAGAGCTACAGTAAGCAGGTTTATAGCCTCGTCATTGTCATCTAGGCCTAGAGACTTACGAGTATCAGCCAATAACTCCATGGCCTTGTTATGCCCCTCTAGGGCTGCTTGGTGTTCTTTTTCGTACTCTTCAGCACCTTCAGCTACCACTACTTCAATAATGTTAGACATCATATCTGCCATATCTTTAAATAGTTCAGCAGCATCTATGAATTTCAGGTCTGCGTAATCTAAACCCTTCCCTGTACCATAGGTATGGGTCAGATACACTGCCGCAACTAATGCCATCTCTGGACTTATTTTCTTAGCTATCTCTAGTACTACCCGTTTGATGAGGTATTGGATAGCAAACTTCTTTAGAGCTTCTGTAGTAAGTTGCTTCTTCAACCAAGCATCAAAAGTAGTAGCTGAATTTAATCCTCCATACACTAAAGTCACAACTGTGATGATATCAATGATGAACCCTATATCCCACACTTCCTCTACTCGATGCTCTGCTACGTAGATTGAAGCATAGGAACCTGTGAAGATAAGCTGAGCTACGTCATGAGTATTAATATCAGTTAGAGAGTTGTTAGTTAGGTCTCTATCTAGAATCAGGGGAACTAAGATATCTGATTTATCAGCTAGACTGAAATTGACTAATTTCGCTACACCTGACTGAGTATCCTTTACTCGGAATGCTGCTTTAGGTGCTTGCACTGTGTAAGCATAAAGCCCTGAGGCAGTAATCTGGTAGTAGGTCATCTGTTGATTATCTATAACAACCTCATCTACTGTGACTACTTCAGTTAGTACTCCAGCAACATCTTCATATACTTTGTAGGGTACTAGAGTCTCTTCGTTATAGTTAAACTTCCTGGTTACCTGTAAACGATCAGCATTGACAGGATCGGGGGACTCCCCTGAGGGAATCCCATTACCTGCTAAAAAGAGATCAATCTCTGCTGAGTTCTCAGCTGTGTAGCCTACATTGAAATTACCGTTACCTGTGGAAGCAAAATAGGGATGAACTAAATCCCCATTACTATCAAATTTACTAGCATCTGAGTAGTAGACTCCATTGATTGTACTTTGAGGATCTGCATCTACCTCAGCTAAAGAGTAGATTGTGTAAGTTATGTAAGCATGACTAAATACAAAAGCATAGTCACCATTCTCTACACGGATAGTGTTGTAGGCATGGTCGTTAGTTTGAGCTAAGGAATATATCTCATTCGTTACCCGTTGTACTGCGTACCTATCTTGGAAGAAGGTGTATAGGTACTTGAGTCCTGCAGGAGTGAGATCCCACATAGAGATACCAAATTGGTAGTAGACATGATCTACGACATCTTCATGACCCACTACGTTAGGATCAGTCATGATCCCATCTAGGATGTCATTTGCATTTATTCCTAGGGAATCAAAAATACTGTCTATCTCTTCTGACTTCGTAGAAGGTGTGGTGTTGTAGTTAACACTATTTAACCTCAGAGGTAGAGCTGGTAATACATAGCGTTTAGCTTCTAACCCTACTTCACTCTCTGTTACATTATCTAAGGCAGGGTACTTACCGTCACCGTAGGCATACACAAACATACTATGATTAGTAGGATCACTATCTAGGTAGTAAGTAACTACATAACTATCAGTAGTAGGCTTAGCTGGTATAGAGTAAGGGAGAACTTCAGTCACTAGATCTTTGGTAACTGATACTGTGTATTCACTGGTAATAGGATCTACAACAATAGTAGATATATCTAGTACCCAATCGTACACACCAGGAGTATCGTGAGGCATTAACCTGCTAGGGAGTTGGAGGTATCGGTTCTTGGAGAGCCAGTAGAGTACCCAGTCAATATCAGTTACTAAATCTAAGTACCCCTTCGTAATAGTACAGTCTTGGTTGTGTTTATCAGATAGTGTCTGCCCTACCAGAGCATGGTTAAAGTAGGTGAAGTCTCCAAATAGAGATGGGGCAGTTAGAGTAGTACTATCCTCAATACGATGGATAGCTTGGTTAACATTAGCTCGTACACTGAAGAAGGCGGAGAAGAATAGTATCGATTCAACTATATCCTCCCCTTCCATTATGGCATTAAATACTACCCCACTATTTGAACTATCAGGAGCCTCAGGAAATATCTTGGTATTGTTAACATCGAATTGCTCGATAGTTACATCATCTACTAATCCGAAGGCTTTACCTAAACTTTTGAAAAAGCCCATTACTAACCTTTAGGTTGAAGGTTTAGCTGCCACAATCTTAGCATCCATGGATGTACCGATAATCTCTGTGACAGTAGGATCAGGAGCTCCTGCTGAGTTAGTATTAATACTCCAAGCATCTAGGAGAGTCTTGATGTACTTCTGGTCAGCATTCCACTTAAAGCCTTTAGCTTGTTCAGCGTAGAGAGCCCCCTGTCTGCCCATAATAGAACTACCATGAGGAGCTACTTTACTGGTTACCTGTGTCTGAGCAAACTCAGTAATAGCCTTCTGGTTAAGAACATCTACTTCCTTCTGAGCCTTCTCAATAGTTATTTGAGCTACAGATATAGAAGCCTCAGCTATGAGGGTTGTGTTATTTAAACTAACAGAAGCAATCACCCCATCAGGGATATGTGGATTAGCATTCATGAGAGCCACTACATCATTGTCTGTTAGATTAACAATTGTAGAGTATGTGTAGGTCTCAGTAGCATCAGCTGTGTAAGCTACTTCCCATACATACAAATAAACGGCTTCGCCGTTCTTGAGTTTTAGATCTAGGATCTGTTGTTCTTTTAGATCAGTTGCAGAAACTGTATCTAGTATTTTATGACGCTCTGAGCTAACTTGTACTGTGGCAATATCATTCTGCCTTACAGTACTAGCCACTACCTCCAGCTCTTGCTTCGCCATTAAACTGATCTTGGTTGTAGATTCCGCATCCTGCCTTACAGTACTAGCCACTACCTCAGCTTCCTGGTCACCCATTAAACTAATCTTAGCTGCAGAGTCATTGTTCTGACGTGTCGTGCTAGCTACAACTTCCAATTCTTGATCAGCCATAAGAGAGACCTTGGCAGTAGATTCTATGTCTTGGCGTGTAGTACTTGCAATGACCTCAGCACTTTGGTTAATTGTTAGAGTATTCTTAGTCCCCTCTGTGATGACCTGAGCATCTGTGAGTGCCTTACGTAGAGCAAACTCTGTAGCTGTCTGTAGAGAGCTCTGTACGGCCCCTAGATAGACATTAGCATAGTCAGCACCAGTGAGACGGCCCAGTTTAAACTGAGCGGTTAGGTGGGTGTTGATAGCCTCCATTAGGTCATCAAACACACCATTCCCAGTAACAGTGTAATTACCATCAGTGGTAGTTGCTATGTCACTCGTCAAATCACTGGTACTGATTGCCATTAGTTAGAGCCTCTAGATTTCTGTTGGATAGCTAGCTTATCTAACTCAGCTGGGGTTAGATCATCTAGAACTTCAATATTGAATGCTTTGATCAAACGTCCTTCACGACGATCTTGACCATTCTTCATCTTAATAGTGACAAATACTTGGCATTCAGCATTCTTCATTGTTTGGTAGATAATGTTAGGGATGTGCCATCCTTCTTCATTGTCGTATGGAATGTACTTCTTAACGAAACCTACACGAGAATCACCTACAGTGAAAATATCACCTGTGTGGTCTTTCTTCTTAGGATCATTACAACGCACGATGACACGTACTAGACGTAGAGCATCCTGCTTTGCAGTTAATTTGGGGGTATCTAAAACTGTTACTTTTTTAGCTTTAGAAGGTTTAGCTGGGAGTTCCTCACCATTCAGCAATTTAGTCAAAGTATCGACTCCTGCTTTATGATGATACTGAATACCTTCGGCATCCAGTTCAGCTCGGAGATCTTCAATCTCCATTGGTGCTTCATTTACTTCTGACATTGTGTAGTTCCTTATGAAATTAAAAGACCTCCCCCTGCAGCCCTTACGGGCTTACGGAGGAGGTGTGGGTTACGTCAGTTTACGCCTCTTTAGTCCAGATGATACCAAGACGCTCAGGACGGAGAGCCATGAAGCCATAGTACCACTTGATGGAGTAGAATCCAGTCTCACCGTATGGATCAGTGCGATCTGCAGTCTCTTTACCAGGGCCCTTATGGTAGATAGTGAACTTCACAGTCTTACCATCAGTCTGGAAACCGATAGTAGTGAATGCTCCATCACCAACAACCAGCATTGGGTAGATATCTGCTCCAGCTGCACCAGCACCAGGAGAGTACTGCATCTCAGGTACTACTACGATACGGAACTGACGGACCGAACCAATCTCACCGTTAATCACGCTACCAGCATCTGCGTACTTCTCTACAGATACGAAAGCAGGATTACCATGTAGATCCTTCATTGCTTCCAGTACAGGAATCAGCTCAGAACCGATATACATGACACGTCCACCATTGATAGTCTTAGTATCGATGAGACGTGAACCAGTGATTACCTTAGTCTGCTTAGGAGTCTTGTTGTTATCCAGAGCGATAGACATATTCATCAGATCGCGGTAGGAAACGACACCAGCTACAGAAGCCTTGGTACCTACACCTAGAGCCCCTTCATCATCACCACCAGTAGCGTTATCGGTGGATGTAGTGACATACAGAACAGTACCAGTACCACCAGAAGCAGTAGTCAGAAGATCAGCCTGCAGAGCAGCCTCAGTGATCTCATTTGCACCTACTACAGACTCCTCAGTGATGTGAGACATAAGCTCAGCATCAGTATCAAAGTCTAGAGACTCTTGGGTGTACTCATCGAAGAAGCCGAACTTCTCGATAGAACCTTCAATCTCGGTACGGGTGAAACCTACACGGTTAACTCGTCCACCATTCTCAGAGAGAGCTGGGAGCTTACGAGTAATAACACCAGTGTCCTTAGAGGAACCATACAAGTTACCACCATTAGGAGCTACAGTACCACCTGATCCTGCACCAGTAGTAGCTGCGGCTTCATTAGCGTAAGTAGTTCCCTGCAATGCACCAGCAGCATTCCATGCAGACCATTGACCTACAGTCAGGGCAGTACCATCAGCATCGATACCCTGATCATTGATATTCGCATCATCCAAGAGAGGAACATATACATACTGCTTAATGGTCTTACCCATGTTCTTTGGCATAGCCTGAACATTAGCAAGAGGCATAAAGTACTGCTTCTCACGTACAGCAATGAGAGCCTTCTTGTTGTAATGATCGGTACGGATCTGAGAACCTACAGTACTTGCGGTAGTACCTGGATCGTTATATTGCATTGGCATAATTATTTTCCTTTATCTAACAGTTAATTTAAGTTAACCGTACTTCTTCATAAACTCTTCATCAGACAATTCCAAAGGATTGTCCTGAGTCTCTGCAGCAGCACTGCTAGCTTTCTTAGTAGGAGCAGCAGCTTTTCGTTTCTTGTTTAGCTGAGCTACTTCTTTCTTTGCTTTAGGTTCACTTGATACGCTAGCCTTGTCTGTTGGAGCACCTTGCCCTGGTTGAACTAATTGTCCCTGACTTGCTAGGAATTCAGCAGCCTGCTTGTAAGCCACAACATCAGCAACACCATCAAGCCTGCCTAGAAGTTTCTCACGTTCAACTACTGCCATAACTTTGTCATACACACCATTCTGCATGTGAGTGTCGATGATAGAGATAATCTCAGGATTATCCGCTACCATTGTTTTACTATCTGAATCCCATTGCTTGCTCATAACCTCAATAGTCTTCTGGAAAGTCTCACTCTCACGAATACCTTCAATGGCCTGATCTAAGTTATATTCCTTATCAGACACCCCATATTCAGTAGGGCTGTACTCCACATCTTTACTAGTATCAATATCTAAAGGATCAATACCACTATCTTTTATAAGCTTAGCAACAGCTTTAGGATCTTTCTTACTTAGATCAATGAGATTATTCAGCTTACCTTCATCAAGTAAACCGTTATTCTCAAGCATCTTAACCATCTTCAAATGCGGCTTAATTTGCTGCATCTTACGTTGGTATCCAACACCCATCTGCATAAGACGTACAACCTCTTCAGGGTCGTTAATCTGTATTTCTGTACCATTGGCTTTGAAAGGGGCAGTTACCTTTTCATACGCACTTTTGAAGTCAAATTTATCAGTATCCTGGGTATCCCCTTTCGTGTCTGTATCTTCACCTTCTGTATCAAGAGACTCTGTTTTATCGCTGTTAGCTTCGGGTTCATCCTCCGTCAGGGTATCCCCATCCGGGTCGGCTACTTCCTCGTCTTCGGCAACAACCTCAGGTTGCTCCTGTGCTTCTTCCTGAGCGTTCTCAGTATCCTGAGAATCTTCAGTATCTTCATCAGAGGTAGTCTGCTCTACCTCTGGTTCTGAATCTTGTGTGGGGTCTTCCACATCATCTGGAAACCCTCCTACGCTTTGAGCTAGAAACTCTTCATCAGAGAGTTCTAGAGCGCTTGTTGATGTACCAGCTTTGACTGTCTCCATTATTCAATATCCTCAGCCAGAATCTCTTCACGGGCTTCTTTGGCTTCAGCAATAAGATTCTCCATCTCATTACCTGCAGACATAATCTGCTGGAAGTATCCAAACAATGCACCAGGCCCTGTAATCATCTTATCAATTTTAGCCTCTTGTTCTGGGGTAAGTCCAGCATTCTTAGCCATAGTCAAACGGGCTGCTTCAGTAGTGAAGTACCCGTTCTCAATTACCTCTACAAATTCAGGAGTCTTACTTAGCTTAAGAAAAGCATTCTTAAGTTTAACGTGTTTCTCAGCATCCTCAATAGTGATCTGAATATGGTCAAGTTGGTCTTCTGCTGTGCTCATGTTATACATCCTTATGGGGTTGGTTAGTTAATTATTTAAGTACTAAAAGTTTACTATAAACCATCATAGTAAACTTTTACAAGTTTATCGGTTTAAGTTAGGTTCATTAATAATAGCATCTGCAAATTTCTTATCAAGTTCATTGTTCTGATCTACGCCTTTCATATTCTCCTCATGCTGACGATTAACACCAGACTCTTGCTCTACAAAGTTAAGATCTTCCATATCAGACTTACTCTCTAGGTTACGAGTCTTAGCTTCTTTCAGTGCGATATCTGCAGTATTCTCTTGAGCCTTAGCTTGTTCATTAGCTACCTGAGCCTGTAATAGTGCAACCTCTAGTTGAGCTTTCTGTTGTGCCATAGGATCTGGTTGAGGTTGATACTCCTCAATACGCTTAGCTAGTTCAGGCATCTTACGGAGTCTAGCTATGTCAGATAGAATCATCTGAGACATAGAGGGTTCCATATTATTACCCATAGTCTGTAGCATGAAGGAGAGCTCTTGAGCTTTCTCATTATCAGCTTCAGCAGTAGAGATGTTTAGTTTAATATCATAACGACCACCAAGGTCTTCACGATTGATCGCTACAAACTCTTCGTTAGTAATACGAATGATCTCTTCATCTTCTAGGAACTCAGCATTCATTGAAATGAATTTACGACCAATCTGGAGTATACCCTCAGCTAGTCTACGTAGGATACCTAGCTCCCTCTTAGAGGTAGCATCTAGAGCTGATCTAATACCAGTAGCTGTATTACCTAAGGCTTGTCCTGAGATGCCCTGACTGAATGCCTTTACACCTGTAAGACTCTCTGCCTCATCATTCTGCAGATTCAGCATAGTGAGAGCACTAGTTGGAATCTCTGGGTAAGTCTCCATATGGAATGCTTGTCTAGGATCAATAGTGGAATTGAACTTGTAGTCATCCCCTCTCTCAAACTTACGTGCATTAATTACGTCTAGAGCATCCTTACGGATGCCCTGCTGAC